TTCTACACCTTCCTCACCGACCTCGAACCGCGGCAGGTCGGCTTCATCCGCAATGGCGAGAAGGGCTGCTCGCCGGACTCGCTCATCGGCGATGACGGCATGCTGGAGATCAAGACCGCGCTGCCACACATCCTCATTAGCTACATTCTCAGCGGCTCGGACCTGCCGGCGCATAAGGCGCAGGTGCAAGGCGGCCTTTGGATTGCCGAGCGCGAGTGGATCGACACCATGGTCTATTGGCCTGGCCTGCCCCCGTTCCGGCACCGCGCCACGCGCGACGATATCTACATCGCGAAGCTGTCCTCCGCCGTCGATGCCTTCAACGACGAGCTGGCCGCCATCGTCGAGAAGATCCACGCCTATGCCGATGGCGTCGATGACAAGCAAATCTTAATGGAAGCCCTTGTCCAATCTCAGGAGTCCTAATGTGACGAATGTAATGCGTATCTCTAAGGCCAAACTCAAGGACGACCAGCTCTACGTCGAGTTGGAAAGCACGGATGAGGACACGGAGCGCAAGACATCGCTGCGCTCCCTCGGCGGCGTGCACCCAGACCTCGATATGGCGTTCCTCATGCTGCACCCTCATGTTCGCGAAATCCTGGAGTGGCCGGACCACCTCTACGCCGCCCGCCTGACTATCACCGGGGTTAGCTGGTCATTCAGCGAGACGACCGGTGTTGAGGGTGCGACGATGGTCTGCCAGGCCGAGATCGATATCTGCAACAGCCCGTTCTGTTTCAACACCCCGCACCTCCCGTTCAGCCAATATTGCGAGGACGGCAATGCGCCGATCATGCCGCCCGACGCCGTCGATGCGCTGAATGCGCTGCGGGCTGAGGTGCAAGCCTACCTTGATGGCAAGCGGGCGCAGGGCGATCTGTTCGGGCGCATCGAGACCATCGGCAGAGAAAACGGGATGCCCAACAGCATCATGGAGGCCGTGAAGGACGAGTACCGGGCATGACCATCCTCGCCATCGACCTCGGCAGCAAGCTCGGCTGGGCTATCAGCTACGGCGCCGACGATGTGCTGCACGGCACCGTCGAGTTCAAGAACGGCCGCTACGAAGGCGGCGGCATGCGCTGGCTGAAGTTCCGGCAATGGCTGAACGGCCTGCACGAGCACCACGGCCCGATCGATGCCATCTATTTTGAAGAGGTGCGCCGACACGCAGGCACCGACGCGGCGCACGCTTACGGCGGGTTCCTGGCGCACCTCACCGCATGGTGCGAAAAGCGTCAGGTGCCGTACCAAGGGATTCCGGTTGGAACGATAAAAAAACATGCCTGCGGCAAGGGCAACGCGGGCAAGCCAGCCATGATCGCCGCGATGAAGGCGAAGGGCTTTACCCCGACCGACGACAACGACGCCGACGCGCTGGCTCTGCTCATGTGCGTCATGGATGAGAGAGAAGCAGCGTAAACGGAGTTTGTCATGAGTGAGAAAGAGCACGGCACCATCAAGTGGTACAAGCACGCCAAAGGCTACGGCTTCATCACGCCCGCGAACGGCGGCCCGGATGTGCTGTTGCATGCGAGCGTGGTCGAGCGGCTGGGCTTCAAGCCTGCGGATGGGCTGTCTGTCACGTTCGAGGCGAAGGAGACGCAGAAGGGCCGGCAAGCGGTATGGGTGGGGTGATGAGCGAACCCGTCAGCAAGCTAATGATCGTCCTTAAGGGCATTGCCCCATGGCGAGCCAAGCATAAAGGCAAGTCTCACGCCGAAATCATTGAATGCCCTGCCTGCAAGGGTAATCTACGTTTGACGATCTCGGCTGTTAACGGTCATGTGCATGGCTATTGCGAGACAGACGGCTGCGCTAGGTGGATGGAATGACCGACACCCTGTCCGCCGCTGAGTCCCGCAAGCTCGTGCTGCCCTATGCGCCGCGCGGGCTCCGCCGGCCCGAGGCAGCGGCCTATATCGGCGTCAGCGTGTCCACCTTCGACAAGATGATCCGCGAGCGCTTCATGCCGCGACCGAAGCGCTATCGGGGCTTGACGATCTGGGACAGGCTGGCGCTCGACGAAGCTTTGGCTTGCCTGCCTGAGGACGATGACGCAAAACCGGTGTCGTCCAACCCGTGGGACGCTGTGAGTTTTTCGTAATGATGGCTGGGGTCAGACTGAAATACGTCACGACCGATGTCGATCGGCACGGCAACGTCCGCTATTATTTCCGCAAGCGTGGCGGTGACCGCAAGCTGCGCCTCCCCGGCCTTCCCGGCACCGCCGAATTCATGGCCGCATACCAGGCCGCCTATGCCGGCCTTCCGCTGCCCTCGCCGAGCACACCGCAGATCCAACGCGCATCCGGCGACAGTCTGCAATGGCTCTGCAACGCCTATTGCCAATGTCCCGAATTCAAGCAGCAGGCCGAGGGCACGCGCGCGCTCAGGCGCCGGATTTTCCGGCTGCTCTGCGCCCAGCCTTCTTCCCCCGGCAGCGCCGTCCAATTGGGCGCCCTCCCATTCGCCCAGATGAACACGAAAGTCTTGCGCGCCATCAGGGACTGGAAAGCCGACACACCGCACGCCGCGAACAACTGGGTCAAGGCGCTCCGGGCCATGTTCAAATGGGCCGTCTCGGCCGAGCATTGCGAGCTGAATCCTGCCCTCGGCGTTCCCCTGCTGCGGGTCGTCAGCGATGGCTTCCACACTTGGGAGCTGGGCGAAATGCGCCAGTTCGAAGCCGCCCACCCGATCGGCACGCAGGCGCGGCTTGCAATAGCGCTGTGTGCATTCACCGGGCAGCGCATCTCTGATGTCGTCCGCCTCGGCCCTCAGCACATCGAGGATGGGCGCATCCGGTTTGTGCAGAAGAAGGGCCGGAATCGGCATCCTGTCGAGATGAGGTTACCGCTGCTGCCCATCCTCGCTCAGGTGATAAATGCAACGCCATGCGGACATTTGACCTACCTCATCAATACGCGTGGCGCGGCGTGGTCGATTGGCGGGTTCGGCAATAAATTCAAGGAATGGTGTGTTGAGGCTGGGTTGCCGCATTGCTCGGCGCATGGTCTGCGCAAGGCGGCGGCGGTGGCGGCGGCCGAAGGTGGCGCGACCACGAACCAGATGATGGCCCTCTTTGGGTGGCGCACCCAGGCTATGGCCGATGTCTACACGCGCAAGGCCAGCCAGAGCAAGATGGCCGATGCGAGCATGCATTTGTTGAAAGGGAGAGACGGATGACTAAAGAACTGCCGCCTGGATTTAATTCCTGGACTGCCCAGGTAGACATGCTGCGCTCCTGGGTCAAGGATGGCATCGACCAGGACGAGTTTGACCGAAGGGCATCGCGTAATCCCTTTCACAAGGTTGCGGGGGCGCAGATAGGTGCTGACGGCGACTCCTTCGTCATCGGCTTCAACGGCCCTGGGTGGGAATGGATGGAACTTCTCTATTTGCTTCAGGCGAGCAACCTTGTGATTGGCACGAGGAGAGGTGGCGTCGTTCACTACACGCTGCCGGAAGCTACTGACGAGGAAGCTGCTTCCAGATAGCCAGAACCCTATCGCCGTCAAGAACAGAAAGTGAATGAATGTGTCCCACTTTGGGGTGTCGGAAATTTCCAGTGGGACAAAATCGCGAAAAAACCGTGGAAATACAATGTCGGCACCCTATAGATGCGAAACCCGATATTTTTCCCTTAATTCAATGTTTTCAACGGGTTAAATGGCGTTGTGTCCCACCTTTTGGGCACATAATCATTAGCTTTTTTGCCGTTTGTGTCCCACCGGAAATTGGACCCTGATGCCGATCCGAGCGGAGAACCGAGCACGCTATCCTAAAGACTGGCCAGCAATCAGTCGACGCATTCGTGAGCAAGCCGGGCATTGCTGCCAGGGTTCGCCTGCGTTTCCCGATTGCCGGGCCGTCAATGGAGAGCCGCACCCGGCGACTGGTTCGCTCGTCGTCCTCACGGTCGGGCACCTTGACCACCAGCCCGAGAACGTTGAGGACGACAATCTGCGCGCATGGTGCCAGCGGTGCCACAACACCTATGACGCCCCGATGCGGCGAGCGGGGATTGCCCGGCGTGCACGCGAGACGAAAGCCGTCAGCGACCTGTTCGGCGAATAAGGAGCGATCCCATCAGCCGTGCAATCCTGATGTACCTTCCTGGTGATGTGCATCACTGCACGTGCAAAAATAACTATTGCACACGTGAAATTTTCCCGTATTACTCACAGTGCACACGGGGAAGTAACGATGACCGAAGCGCAAGCATATGCAGCCGGGCAACGTGATGGGTTCGACAACAAACCACCGCAGACCCTAGCAGGCAAACACCTCAATTCAATATATCAGTTCGGCCGCAGGGTCGGAGCCGGCCTATTAACGACGGCGGTTTCCTTCGAAAACTCAACGAGGTGCGGGAAATGAAGCAAAAGCTCTCCACCGCCGCGCTCTGGGCCTCAGTAATTGTACTGATGTGCGCAGGGATGTTGCTTACCTATCACGATCTGCACATCACCGGAGATTGAGCCGATGGAACTGGGCTGCAAGGACATGAAGGTCGGGGGCATCTGCGAAATCGCGTGGGGTGCGGAGTGGTCGCCCGAATGGAGCCTGGTCGTGAGTGCCATGGTGCTCTCCGTCTTCGCGATGATCGGCATCTTCTTTGTGACGCTGCTCATCCTCGGCTGGCTGGATAACGAAGTAGAGACCGAGCGCGATGACTGAGACCTGCATTGACGGCGAAGGCGGCATCTGGCGCGAGACCGACGGCAGGCGCGAATTGATTGGGCACGATATGGGAGAGGGACTGATGACCGAAGACACGCAGAAATATCTCGTCTGGTCCAATGAGCACCAGGCTTGGTGGGCACCCAATAAGCGCGGCTACATCAGCGTCATCTCCAAGGCCGGACGTTACCACCGGACCGCGGCTGAGCAGATCTGCCGGCACGCCAACGCTTTTATCGACAAGGACGCAGAGCCCCACGAAGTGATGGTGCTCGCGCCTGAATGCCTGGAGCCGCCTGTGCGCCCGGTCGCGCATGGCGAGGGCAGGGCGCCCAAGCTTTGAGTTCCGGCAGCGAGGGCTGTCGGTTAATCGAGGGCAAAAGCCCCAACAAAGGACGATGACATGAGAACAGTATTTGCAGCGCTGCTTGCCGTGGCACTCGGCTCGCCAGCGCTGGCCGGTGACAGGCCTTACATCTACAGCGCCGACGAGCCCATTCCCCTGAAGGAGCAGATCCGGCGCAACAATGCCCACCTGCGCCAAGCCTACGATCTGATCGTCGCTCACGGCGGCTGCAACGCAGATTTCAACACCGTGGAATACGCCACCGATTGCCACTATGGCGACGGACGTCGCGTGTTCGGCGCTCCGCAGATGGGGTCGGAGGGCAACTAGTTCCGGCATCCCCCGATGCTGGTGCCCGAACCCCATGAAGGTCGGGCGGGCCGGTTCCGCGCTTCAGCGAACCCTCGCGGTGCCGGCCCATCACATTCTCGGCGCGTGCCCCATCTCGCGTCGGGATAGGTTCTCGGAAGGCCCCTAGTGTTGCTCGCAACTTTCACTAAGCCTTCCGGGAACCGCACAAGTCCGGCCCCCAGAAACGAGCCGGGAAACAAGACTGCAGAATAAGCGGGGTAAAACGCGACTGAGGTGCTTGGTGTCCATTGTCTCCCCTCTGGGCCAAGCATCTCAGGCGCGAATCAATAGAGCTGAATCGTAACGGAATTGAGACAATGGACACCGCAATTGATGGCTCCACGCTACGCGGCTCGCTGGCCGAGCAGGTCGGCGCGCGGATCAGGAGGCTCCGCAAGCAGCGGAACATGACGCTGGAGCAGCTCGGGAAGCTTTGCGGCACGTCCCCGCAGAGCGCACAGCGCTTCGAGTCCGCGAACATGACGCTGTCGCTGCTCTGGCTTGAGCGCGTCGCCAAGGCGCTAGGCGTCGAGCCCTATGAGCTGCTGGCCGACAACTGCATGGCCGAGGCGCGCAAAACTGCAAGGCAGGATCTGGTCCGGCTGTTCTGCCAGACGGTCGAGGCTGCCTATGGAGAAGAAGAGGAGTTGCGCAGATGAGTATTTACCCGGAAGTGCGGCATGGAGACAATACGGCGATCCCAGGGGCGCCTCTTACGCCCCGCGAACGCCAGGTTCTCGCTCTGGTTGCCCAAGGCCTGACGGCGAAGGAAATGGGCCGGTATCTCGGCGGGCTAAGCAGTCGGACCATGGAAATTCATCGGCATCGCGTGGTCGCCAAGCTGCGCGCTCGCAACATGACGCATGCAGCCGCGATCGCGGTTCGGGATGGCATCATTGATCTCGACGAGGTCGTCAGCCCAGAGCGGCAGTTTGGCGCGAGTGGAAAGAAGAAGCTGCTGCCCTCGACACCGATCGTCGGGGAGTTGGCGCAGAGAAATGGGAAATTGAGTTAGCCGCAGCGGAGACTTCTAGCGGCAGGGTGGGCTCTGTCGTCCTTTGACGGGGGTGCTGGTGCATACGCAAGCCAGCAGCTCCTGGATGGATAGGTTGGTTCGGTTCCGCTGCGGCGAGCCCCTTCAGGGCTCCAGGCACAGCCCGTCATAAACCGACCACCCCACCAATTTTACGGCTTCCGCCACATCGTGATGACGATGGCGCCAACGATCGCAATCGCGGCCACGCTGATGATCAGATATGTGCCGCTGACGAGTTCCATCATGGTCTTGGTTCCTTTGCCGGCGCGAAGCCAGGCGTCAGCACAATCGCCCGCTCAATCATCTGCACTCGGTACTCCAGCAATTTCGTCGTCTCGTCGATGCGCGAATCCGTCAGGAAATAGAACGCAGCGAGCACCGACGCCATCAGCGCCACGCCCAGCGAGAAGATCTTCAGGATGTCCTGGAACGGCGGGTATTGGGCAAGCCGCAGCGCATCAAGCGCGGTGACCGTGGCCTTCTGGTTGACCGCGACCCCGGCGAGCAGCTCGGTCGTCGTCTGCGCCGTGGTCTTCAGAACCTGGATGTCGGTCTCGGCGGCGCCGATGCGGCGGCGGTCAGAGCTTTCCGGCGTGTCGTTCATGGGGCTTTTAGCTGCCCTCTTGCCATCTCGCGTACCCAGTTCATCCGCTCCTCAAGCACCGCCGCCTTGATGTTCGTGGCGTGCACCGAATCAGCCGCCCAGCGGGCCTGGGTCTGTATGGTGACGATTTCCGCCGCGACAGGCGCCACCGCCTGCCCCAAACGCCACTCCGCGAAGGCGAAAATGAAGGCGCAGAACGCCAGGGTCGAAACAAGCGTGGTGATAACCTGTGAAAAACCCGGATTCTGCGGGCGGTCCAAAAGCTTCTGCACGCCGGCTTTGATATCGCGTACATCCCCTTCGACACGTTCGACGCGTCCCTCGAGGTGCACGACCCTCGGGTCAGCATCCACCACATAGGTTCTCTTGTTGCCGTTGCCGTTGTCCGGTCGTACCGTTTCGCTAGCCATTGGGACAGATCATACCTGTTCTATTGGTCAGGGCTGGCGGTGGTGTCGCAGCCCCGCCAGCCCGCCTATGCGTCTATCTATCTATTCTTACAGCGTCTGAGCTGTTCACGCAGTCTTAGATGTTCGCGCAGCGCCTCTCCAACGGCCGATCCTTTGGGGAGGCGTTCGACCTCATCGGCCAACCGCGACTGATAGGTCTGGTTCCACGAAGAAAGCGGCGGGCAGACGGTGATCGCGGGCGGCGGTGGCGGCTGTTCGCACCACATCAGAAACAGGATGCCGTAGCAGAGGGTCATGCCAGTACCTTTGCCCGATAGCGTTGCAGAGCTTCCTCACGCATGTCATTCCATACCCAGCGCATAACCAGCTCATTCAGCGCCACGTCGCATTCGGCGCACATCGGACGGTACACGCGGCCATCGGCACAGATCTGCCATTGGGTGCTCGCCGGCTTCCCACAGCGGCAGCAAGCCTTCCGCCTGATGCCTATCGCTGTATAGGGCTTGCGCCTCATGCCTTGCCCTCGCGCAGCCGGCGGATGATCTCCTCGTCACTCAGCGGCATGACCTTCTCCATGCGATCCTCGGCGGCGTCGGCGGCGATGATGGCGGCCCGCTCCGCTTCCGCCCGGCCGACCGCTTTGGCGTCCTCATGCGCCCGCCAGGACGCGAAGAAATCGATGATTACCTGACCGAAGGCCGACACGGCCGCTTCAATGAGCGGCCGCGCCAATAGTTTCAGGATGACGAGCATCAGGGGGTTGGGGCGGGATCGGCCGGGGTGTTCGCCGCAACGGCCTCGCCAAGCGCGCGGGCCTTGTCGTCGAGCTGGGTTGCCAGCGCCGCCAGTTTGGCCTGGTTGGCGATATTGTCGCGAATGTCCTGGGCGATAGCGCCAAGCAATGTCACGGCAGAATCGACGACAGTGCCGATTTCCGCGACTTCGGTTTCCAGGGGGACGAAATCCAATGCCATTTTCTCTACCTTCTCAATGATGTGGGAAAGCGCCTTCTCGATCCGCCCCAGCCGGCGCGCTACATCTGGGTCGGAATTCGGGTAGTGGTGATTGATCTCGATCGCGGTCATGGCGCGATGCCCTTCACGGTCGCCGCAGCCTGCGCCTGCGCGCCGATGACGACGAAATCAGGCTTTGGCGCCTCCGGCAGCACGGCAGGTTTTGCCGCCGTATCAACCGTCGGCACGTCGATCCGCGACAGCCCCTTTTCGGCGATGTCGGCGGGCGTGCCGATGAAGTCTTTCGCTGCGGCCGAGCCGTGCACCAGCACATAGGTGACGAATTCCTTCAGCACCTGGTTGCGCACGTCGATCGTCCAGACCTTATCGCGGGTGGCTCCGGCGACGGCGTTGATCGCGTAGGTCAGCGCGCGGGTCATCAGCTGCTCGGCCTGCAGGGTCATCAGGATCGAGGCGATCCGTGTCGGCAGGGCGCGGAAGGCCCAGGCGATGATGCCGCCCAGCGCCAGGGTCAGATAGCCGAGCGCGGTGTCGAGCCAGCTACCCACGGGGACCGCGACGACGGTATCGACAACAACAGGCGGCGCGCCGGTATCAACCGTCTGCCCGAGCGCCACGGCGGTGAGCATAAAAAAAGCGGCAATCGCCGCAGGTAGGAAACGCATGGTGAAAGCTCCTAATCCAAAATTTCCCAGTCTTCGCTGAGCATGTCGGTCTGGCTCGCGAGCCAGCCGGGAAGCATTGCGCGCCTGCCACTTGCGTTGGTCGTCCACATGTCGATATGCGGAAGGATTTCGCATCGCTCGGCCTTGAGCGCGTCCCGATACGGCGTGCCCTCGCGTAACTGCGCATCTGGCGTTCCTGGGACGAGCATGATCCACATGTCCTTGCCATTCCAGCCCGACCGAGCAACGCGTTTCCCGTTCTTGAGCGCCTTAAGCGCTTCTCCGAAGTCCATCATTTTTAGGCCTTTCTCTCGTTAAAGCCGCAGCAGCGGCCAGGTATAGCTTCCGATCTTGCCGTCGACCTTCAGCCCGTGCTGTTTCTGAAAGCCGCGCGCCAGGCCGTCGAGCAGCGGGCCGAAGCCCTTCTCCGCCTTAAGCGCGATCTGCAGCGCGGCCTTGGCGAGAGCGATATGGGCGTCTTGCCCGGTGATGCCCTCATGGAGCAGCGGCAGATCTTCGACGACGTCGGCCGCGGTGTTCGTCTTGGCGGCCCCCCAGGCCCATGGCCCCTCGTTGTCGTAGCGCGCCTTGGTGCTGATCACAGAGACATGCACATGCCTGTCATGCGGGTTGACGCCCTTATATGCGCGCCAGTTCGGCGACTGCGTAGGCGTCCAGATGCGGCGGTTCCAGATGATGTATTTCAGGCGCGGGTCACGGCTCGCCCGCAACGCCTCGGCGATCGCCGCACAATCGACGCCGTTCAGCGGGTCGTGGGTGATGTCGAGCGCTGTCACCACGCCGACGGCGCCGTCCTTCACCCAGGGGTTATGGTCGCTCGCCCGGGTCGCATGAGCCGCATCGCCGACCGTGCCGTCAGAGGCTTTGCTGCGGCCGGGCGCTGCCTCGTTGATCTGCTTGCGCAGGGTTTCCAGGCTTTTTGCAAGACGCCAGCTCATGGTCAATCCCGCGTGCAGATGATCAGGTCGATGTGCTGGACATCCAGATTGATCGCGTTGCCGGTCCAGGTGTGCGTGTGCGTCTGCCCGCCGCCGGCCGAGGTGGTGTTGAACGTCTGCGCTTGGGGCGTCCCATTTGAACGCGCAGGCGGGGCGGAATCGTCGCCGTCATCGTTACCCAGCGCATTTGCGTCATGCGTGTGCGCCGGCATCTGGGCAATGGTGATCGCAGTGCCGCCGACGGTGCCGGACGGCGTCTGCGAGTCGAAGGCGGTCGTAAACGCCACAGTGCCGCCCGTGCCCGCGCCCGTGCCCGACACGATGCGCATCGCCTTGTTGTTCTGCGTGGCGTCCTGCGTCCAGCCGCTCGGGCAGGCCGCCTGGAAGAACACCAGCTTCGTGCCGGTCGGGATTTCCGCCGCCTGGCCGATGGCCTGGAAGTTCGTGCCGTCATAGACGAAATCGTAGATCCGCCCGCT